TACTGGAAACTCTGTACTATTTGGACTAAAGAATGTAAAGTTTTTAATTGTCATTTTTCACCTTTCTTGAAATTATCTTCGCTTTATTTAAAACTGGGTTATCAGTAATTGATAGCTCTAATAATCTAAATTTTCTACCGCCATAAGGATAACCACCAATTGATACAAATTGACCAACTTCATAAAAGAGTGTAGTTTCAATTCTAAGCGTGTTTTCGCTATTATAGTATACTTTACCTGATAATAGTTCTAAGTGGTCTTTACGAAGCTCTCTATACCCTTTAAAGCTATCTATTCTATATTTGTCGCCATAAGTGGCTACATACTCATATAACATTTGGTTTGTCTCCACTTTCTACAAAAATAAGTCTATCATTGAACTCTGTTTTAACTCTATCTGCTATGTAACCTGAATACAGTTTGCCTTCGTACCATATATCTACTAAGTCGTTGACATACAAAGGCAAAAGTTCGTTTTGATTAAATATTAACCTTGTGACGATAGTAGAGGGTGAAATTTCTGCTTTAATAGTAGACATATCAGGAGGGTTTCCGTGGTCATCTCTATCATAAAACAAGGTTTTAGCTATTCTTACATCTGGCAAGTCTGTTCCGTCTCCATGATAAGTGCTATAATCAATGACATCGCCGTTGTTTTTGGCTGTATACATTTTAGGAGGGTCTTTATAGTCATCTGTATTTGAGCTTTTAACGAACACAACAGCAAAATTATAAGCTGAACGTTCTACTATTGTTTCCGTGTCCATTGCTACACTTTGTTTAATATCTACCCTTGTCGTGATTCTATTTCTATTCCAGCTCCTAGAAGCGAAGTTAATGAATAACAAGTTTCTAGGGTCTGTTTCAGATGAAGCATGTTGAATGGTTGTAGTTGGTTGAAATTGAACCTTGGAAAATATCCTTTTAGCTACGTCGTGAGCTGATGAAGTTTCTGCTTTACGGTTGATTGTAGCCTTTCCAGCGAAAATACTTGAATTAAAGAAATAACCATAGCTCATTAAATTATTTTTATTAGGGTCAATTAGATAATCAATGATAGCAAAGTTTGTCGTTTTAGTTATTGCATTCGGAACATCAAGACTTTCAATCATTGCCCAAAAATAGTTCTTTAATGTAGCTTTGTTGCTTTCATCTACGCTTGTTACAATATAAACCATATCTAAGTTTAAGTTTCTTTTTTTACCTAGAGCTTCCTCAATTGGAACAACTTCAGGAAAGAGAATTTGAACAATATCGCCAACTTCTACCGAAACGGTCAAAGTAGCTGATGAAGTGTAAAGATAACCTGTTTCCCACAGTTCGTAGTTAATAACTTGACATCTTGATTTAGGTATCGGAAGACCTCTTTTGTCTTTTTTACCATTAGGAAGAATAAAGTCAGATACATTATAGTAGTTAGGGTTAAAGTTATCATAAACATTAGCTTCTAACATTAAACGAAGTCCGCCTTTCTCTTGATTTTAAGCTCTGCCTTACTTAAGTTGATTAGCTCCATTTGGCCTTTTTTAATTATACGAGTTCTGTATCTCTCGAAGTCCATTACAGGGAATAGATTTAATGGAGTTGTACCGTTCCACCCTTGATAAATTTCATCATTTACATCTGTATTAATTAAAATATAATTCTGTACCTGTTCCGTCTTAAATACAATCGCAGTATATTCATTTCCAATATCGTCTAAAAATCTAACTCCAGTAGGTGTTTTAGGTAGTTTCGGATATAATATTCCCATGAAACTAAATATTTCGTCTTTTATATCCCAACGACTTAAACGGTCTATATTGCTTTCTCCATAATAAGTGTAAGAAGTTCCTTTGATATACTTATAGTCTCCTGGTGCTGTACCCGCCATAAATTTTTGATTTACCAGAAAGAACTTTCCCATTTTGGATTTTTTCAAAAGTTAAGTTTTCGTAAGTATACCACTTTGTAATTATATCGAACGTTATCTTTTCGCTAAAAGTTCCGTTTTTGCCGTAACCCTCTGTCTTTGTGACATCTGCTAAAGCTAAATCAGCATATACCTGAAAAATTTCTGTTTGATATTCAAGTGTTAACGAATTTTTTGCTAAGAATATCATTTACGAAGTCTTTCATTAATTGATAATTTTCTTCTAAACTTTCGCCAAACGTTTCTAGTTTAAATTCTATTTGAGGTTGAGTAATTGAGCGTGTTCCCATTACTCCAATACCATTACTTTGCCAAATATTATTAGTTGATTGTAGCCCTAAATTAGAGGGCTGGTAAAATCTAACTTTTCCATTTGTAACGTCCCAAACTTTATCATCTGTTCCGTCTAAGTTGGTATGTATTTTGTACTGTCTTACCATTAAGCCCTCCCTAGTTCAAATTCTCGTCTGATTGCACGTGCTAAGTTAGAAACGTCTTGACCAGCTCCACCTTGTACGTTGAATGTGTTATATGTTCTATTGTCGCTTGATACGCTGTTCGTACTCAAACCGTAACCGCTAGAAGATAAATTAACATCTGTTAAGCCCACTACCATAGAGCCTTTGAATAGTCCGCCAAGTTTACCAGCGATACCATTAATAGCTCCTGATATATTGTTAATTGTATTTGTTACACCACCTAGAACGCTGTTTATCGTGCTACTGATCCCGCCGAATAGTCCGCTAAAGAAACTACCAAGCCCACTGAATACTCCTATTATTGCATTATAAGCATTAGAAGCGAACCCAGCAAAGGCGCTGAATGCTCCACTAACTGCATTTCTAGCACCATTGAACACTCCACTAAAGAAGCTAGCGACTCCGCTAAATACACCTGAAATCCTTGACCATGCGTTAGAAGCAAAGCCACCAAGAGAACTGAATACTCCACTTACTACACCACGAACAGCGTTGAATATGCCACTAAAGAAACCAGCTGCTGCACTCCATATTGAGCGAACTACTCCCCAAGCACTAGAAGCAAAACTTCCGATCGCGCTAAATACTGACGAAACTACTGAACTAACAGCGTTAAATATTCCACCAAAGAAACCTGATAGGCCTTTCCATGCACCGATAACTAACTGGTAAGCACCGCGAATAATAGCCAAGATAAGTTGAAAAGCTACATTAATAATTGATCCTATTAGGTTAAATATAGATTGATAAAAACTAATTAATGGTTGGAAAGTTGTGACGAACCAGTTATAAGCGTCTGTTACTGCACTAGCTATTGTAGCGAAAACATTAGTTATAATCGTCACTATTCCATTCCATAAGCCACTAAAAAATTCTGTTATTCCGTTCCATATGGTTTTTGTACCCTCGACTGTGGAAGTCCATAACTCACTAAACCAAGTACCTAAACCAGTAAAGAACTGTTTAATAGCTTCAATTGACTGCGATAAGAAGTCCACAAAACTAGCCCAAACCTTTTTACCTGTTTCGGTTTGAGTGAAGAAATAAACTAAACCGGCAACAATGGCTGCGATCGCTACACCAAGAGCAACAAATGGGTTTATAGCCATTACAGCATTGAAAGCGCCTTGTATAGCTGTTCCGATTTTAACTATGTTATTATATATCTCGAAAGCCTTAATGATTCCATTAATAACTTTCAAAGCAACGAATGCACTAGCAAGAACCACTAAAGTTCCTTTTAAAGTATCCATTGCGCTTTTACTTTCACTAATTTTTTTAAGAAAATCGGCTATTTTTTTCGTGACTTCTGAAAATTTGCCAGCAAATACAGCTATGCTCTTTGCTACGTTATCTATACTTGTTGCATTTTTTGTTGTTTCTGTATTTATTCCAAGAAATGAATTTATGACGTTCCCTATAATAGAAACTATGGAATCAAATGCGCTTTTTATGTTATCCCAAGCCTCTAAAAACGCTAAAGTGGCTGCATTTTCTTGAAGTTTTTGAAACAAGTCTTGAAAATACTTAATTACATTTGTTACAGCTTTACCAGCACTTTCGCCCCAGTCAGACATCTGGTCTATTAAGCTACTAATGATAGGTGTTAAAGCGTCAAGTGTAGGAAGTAATGCTAGTGATAATGTTTCATTGAAACTATCCCAAGCGTCACCAATAGTAGTTACTCCTCCACCACCTGCTTTACCAAGTTTCTGCATAGCCTTATCCAGCATTTCAACCGATATAGCACCTTCTTCACTAGCGGCAGCAAACGAACCATACTGTTTTAACGCTGGGTTCATTTCCATAACAGTCGATTTAAGCGCTGAACCAAGAGCTGTGTTATTATCTGTTAGCTGATTGATGTTTTCAGCTGTGACTTTACCACTTGCTGACATCTGACCGTAAGCCTGAACTACACCTTTTAATTGTTCGCCAGTACCACCAAATGCTTGGTTAGCTTTTACTAGTGCTTCCGTTTTACCAACTGCTGACTTAGCAGTATCGCCTAAACCAATAAAGGTCGTTGAAAGTTTTAAAGTATCTTCGGTATTTGCATTTGTATCTTTAGCAAGATTCTGCATAGATTTGCTTACATAATCAAACTCTTGCCCATTGCCTTTGAACTTCATTGTATTTTGCAATGAAATCATGGC